TCTTATTGATTGTAAGAGTGCATCAGGTAGAAGCTTTGATAAGTTTAGGCGTAACGATTTAGTAAACGATGATCCTTTTGGTTACATTGCACAAATCTCTGCGTATGCACAGGCTAATGGACTAGATGAGGCTGGCTTTCTTGTGATAGATAAATCAACAGGAGAGATTTGTTTGTCTAGAGTACACTCAATGGAGATGATAAATGCCAAAGAAAGAATTAAGAAACTCAAGCAAATGGTTGCGAAGGAAGCCGCAATCCCTGATAGGTGCTATCCTGCTGTTCCTGATGGTAAGTCTGGTAACATGCGTCTTCATATTGGTTGTGTGTATTGTCGCCATAATAGAGAGTGTTGGAGTGATGCAAATGAGGGCAGAGGCTTACGTACATTTAAATATGCGTCGGGTAAAAGACATCTGGTTAAGGTGGCGAAGACGCCAGACGTAGAGGAAGTCCATTACTAAATGCACTGGGACTACGATAGGAAGCTAGACATACAAAAGTATTTTGGTTTTGTATACTGCATCACCAACACAAAAACTAAGAAGGCTTACATAGGGTGCAAGCAGTACTGGACTTATCGTAAAGGTAAAAAGAAAAAAGAATCTAACTGGAAAGTCTATGCTGGTTCTAGCAAACATCTTAAAGAAGACATAGATAAATTTGGTAAGGATACTTTTAAATTTAAAATCTTAGGACAGTTTAAAAACAAACGAAGTTTAAAGTATTATGAGTGTTACCACCAAGTTATACGACATGTCCTTACTGCAAAACTAGAAGGAACGGACGAGCCAGCCTACTATAACAACTGGATAGGCGGTAAGTTCTATAGACCAGTACAGGACTTTAATGAAGATGAATGAAGAGCTTATTGAATCTTTATACGATCAAGTAAATAAGAACCCACACAAAGTTTTATATATATCTGTTATCTTACAGGCGTTGCTAGACTTGCTCAAGGTTGAACGAGAAGAAGAGGCAAGCAGTATTACCTTGGAAAGGGATCAAGCACGGGCTTGGTTCTTTGCTTCTATTGGTGTTACAGCCGACGACTTTGATACTGTCTGTACCTATGCAGGACTTGAGCCACGCAAGGTACGAAGCTTTGCTTTAAAAGTTATAGACACAGGAGATCAAGAAAATGTCAGAAGAAGAATCAGCTTACTCCTCTAACGAAGGGCCAGACGATTACTATCTAAGACAGTTTAGAAAACAAAGAAAAAGTAGAGAAGAAACCAATACCCTAACCAAGCAGGTTGGGGGAAATCATTACAAAGATTGTGGCATCCAGCCAGTAGAATATATTCATGCCAATAGCCTTGACTACTTTGAGGGTAACGTGGTAAAGTATATCACTCGCCACCGTGCTAAAGGAGAGGGAGAGAAAGACATCAGAAAAGCTATACACTATGCGGAGTTAATCTTAGAATTATATTATAACAAGTAGAAGTAAAAGGGGAAGTGTATGTCTATGTTTAAATCAAATCGAAACCCACAGTTCAGGTCTAAGTTCAGCGAGGATATTTTTAATACTAAATACTCACACACAGGAGCGGAGACTATGCACGAACTGGCATGTACTCTGGTTGAGGATGTGTGTCAGAGCTATCTTACTCGTGACGAGAAGGACGAACTGATAGACCATATGTCTAATCTTCGCTTTCTTCCAGGTGGTAGATATCTATATTATGCTGGCAGAGAGAAAAAGTTTTTTAATAACTGCTATCTGCTACGTGCTGAAGAGGATACCAGAGAGGATTGGGCTGACTTATCATGGAAGTCTGAGTCCTGCCTAATGACAGGTGGTGGCATTGGCATTGATTATTCTGTGTATCGTGGCGAGGGTGCGTCACTAAAAGGTACAGGCGGTACGGCCAGTGGACCTATACCCAAGATGCAGATGATTAACGAGATCGGTCGCAGGGTTATGCAGGGTGGTAGCAGACGTAGTGCTATCTACGCATCTCTTAATCATCAGCACTCTGATATCATGCCCTTTCTTAATGCAAAGAACTGGGCAGACATGCCTGTTGGTAAGACAGGACAAACTTACTTTGATGTCAAGCAAGACGACTTTGACTTTCCCTGTCCTCTTGATATGACAAACATCAGTGTCAACTATGATACTGATTGGTTACTTAACTATTGGGAGACAGGAGATATAGGAGATGTCTTTAGGTATAATATACGTCAGGCTCTTAGAACTGCGGAACCAGGGTTTAGCTTCAACTTCTTCGAGAAAGAAAAAGAGACGTTGCGTAATGCGTGTACGGAAGTTACGTCCGAAGATGATAGTGATGTTTGTAATCTTGGCAGTCTTAACTTTGCTAGGATTGATGACCTCGGCCAACTCAAAGATGTTGTCCAACTCGCAACCAAGTTTCTCTTGTGCGGAACCTTACGCGCACAACTACCTTATGATAAGATTAATCTTGTTAGAGAAAAGAACAGGCGGCTTGGGCTTGGACTCATGGGGCTTCACGAATGGCTTATACAGAGAGGACACAGATATGAGACTACTCCAGAAATGCACCGCTGGCTTAAAGTTTATGAGGCAGAATCCGACAAGGTTGCAAGAGACTTTTCAAAGGTACTATCAGTTTCACGACCAGCAGCAGTTAGAGCAATCGCACCTACTGGAACAATCGGTATTCTGGCTGGAACTTCCACAGGTGTTGAGCCTATATTTGCAGTCTCATACAAACGACGCTACCTCAAGTCTAAGAAGTGGCACTACCAGTATGTAGTAGACAGCGCAGCACAGGAGATGATCGACTTGTACGGAGCCAAGCCAGACAAGATTGAGTCTGCTATTGATCTTGCTACTGACTATGAACGGCGTCTAAGCTTTCAGGCTAACGTGCAGGAGTATGTAGACATGTCTATCTCTAGTACTATTAACCTTCCTGCATGGGGTACAGAGGGCAACAACGAAGACGGTGTAGAGGACTTTGCACAGACGTTAGCTAAGTATGCTCACAGACTACGTGGCTTCACTTGCTTCCCCGATGGATGCCGTGGTGGTCAACCTCTTACTGTTGTTCCCTATGCTGAAGCAGTAGAAAAACTAGGCGAAGAGTTTGAGGACAACGTACAGACACATGACATCTGCGACATCAGTGGTAGTGGTGGAGTGTGTGGGGTATAAAAAAAAAGACTTGCATATTGTAAAAAAATAATATATAATATATATGAAGCTGCCATTATGGGGCTTCGACAACTCGCTAAATAAGGAGAACTATTATGCAAATACAGTCAGCACTTTTAGATAATTATACAATTGGATTTGAGTCATTGTTTAATGATCTCGAAACAATTAGGTTACAGTTTACTGGTAACTATCCCCCTCATAACATAACAAAAATAGATAGTAGTACTTTTAAATTAAGTCTTGCTGTTGCAGGATTTGCAAAGGAAGAACTTAGCATCACCGAAACTGATGGTTTACTTTCCATTAAGGGTGCTAAGAAAGGAGACAAAAATAGTAAATTTTTATATCATGGAATTGCTGAAAGAGATTTTCATAAGCAGTTTAAACTAGGTGAGTACATGGAAGTTTCTGATTCTGATCTCACCAATGGTATCCTAACTCTTAATTTAAAAAAGGAGCTACCAGAAAGTAAGCAACCTAAAACTATTAACATTAAATAATGAGAGGATGTGGAGAGGGGGCATTAGCTTCCTCTCTGCAACTATTTTATGGCAACAAAAAAACTACCCTTTACTGTTTACATAGGCTTTGATCCTAGAGAAGAAACTGCATATGATGTCTGTAAGTTTTCTATAGAGCGAACAGCATCAGAGCCTATCAGAATCCTACCTATCAAGAGACCTACAATGGAACGCATGGGTTTATACTATAGGCAGTTTGATATTGTAGACGATCAGTTTATTGACAGCAAGGATGGGCGACCATTCTCTACAGACTTTAGCTTCACTCGGTTCTTGGTTCCAGCACTTAACATGTACGAAGGATGGGCTTTGTATATGGACAGTGATATGTATATGAGAACAGATATTATCGAACTGTTCGAGGACTATACAACACAAGAGTATTCAGACTTCTACCCTCTGTTCTGTGTGCAGCATGACTATGCCCCTAAAGATACACACAAGATGGATGGTAAACTACAAGAAAATTACTTTAGAAAAAACTGGTCAAGCTTTGTGCTATGGAACTGCGGACATCCTGCACATCAGAAGCTAACAGTAGACGAAATTAATTCTAACTCAGGCTCATGGCTACATAAGTTTGGCTGGCTATCGGACAAGGCATCCGACATTGGTAAGATTACTGAGGATTGGAACTGGCTAGACAACCACTCTTCTGAAGACCTTGAGGCACGTAACGTACACTTCACTACTGGTGGTCCTTGGTTTAAAGATTGGCAATGCCGTCGAGCCATAGATGGTCAGTACGCTGCCGAGTGGAATATGGATTACTCTTACTTACTCTTACATGGACTTACTAATGAAATATAAAATTGTAACTTGTTTTAATGAAGAAATTCTAAATCAAACAGGCAATACAGTACTAAATCAGTTTAAAGAAATTTGGGAACCAAGCTTTGAGTTTCATTGCTATTACTATCAGATAGATATTAGTAAGTACTCCCTGCCACAAGCACCAAACATTTTCTATCATAACCTAGAAACTCTAGAAGATTATTCAAAATTCTTAGAAGAGTATAAAGAACATGATGGCACTGAAGGTGGACAGATTCCTTATCAGGATATCCTAAACCCACATAAGTTCTTGCCTCGCGTTCTTGCCCTGACTGAGTGTGCGTTTAATAATGCAGACGCATGGATGGTTTGGATTGATCCTGATGTTATAGCTAAGAAAAAAATTACTGCCAAGGAACTAGACAAGCTGTTTCCAGACGAAGGAGACAAGGTTGATATGCTTTGTCTTAGAAATACAGAATATCTAATGGCCTTTAATTTATCTAGGCAGACATCAGTAGACTTGTTAGGAGATTTTAGGGGCGCGTTTATCTCAGGTGAGTTCCTAAACTACAGAGAGTGGCACGATACATTTGTTCTTAATAGACTGCGTACTATTTATGTTGCACATGGTATGCGATACGAAGAACTCTCTAATGAAAAGTCTTACATCAATGCTTTGTTTGCTTGTCTTAGAGATAAAAAAAGTGCTGCTCTTAGAGATAAGGATGGTAACAGAATACTTCAGCTATCTGATACCGAAACATCTCCAGACATTCTCCCCAACAGGTATCGCCAACTTGCCGATTTGATTAGGTTCTATAAGCCTTCTACTATTCTTGAAACAGGTACTTGGAATGGTGGTCGTGCTATTGAGATGGCACTTGCAGCGTTTGAAAATACAGACAGTGTGCATTATGTTGGCTTTGATTTGTTTGAAGATGCTACGTCTGAGACAGATGAGCTAGAGTTCAATGCCAAGCCACATAATAAAATGTCGGCAGTTGAGAATAGGCTCAATGAGTTTAGAGAGCATATGCAGAAGAACGAGGGCAAAGACTTTTCGTTTGATTTAGTTAAAGGAAATGTACGAGATACTTTATCTATGTACTTTGAAACTGCGTCAACTGATAGAGAAAAAATTGACCTTGCTCTGATTGGCAGCGGCAACAGCAAAGAAACAGTAGAGACTGAGTATTGGTATCTACAAGATGTTCCAGTAGTTGTTATGGATCATTACTTTACAAAGGACGACGATGACAAAATACCAAATGAAAAAGCGCAGGGCGTTAAGAAGATTTTTGATGGCGTGGCTACTAAGAAGATGGAGAAAACTCCTGAGATTGAAGGCGGTTGGACCACATTCGATGATCGGAGTGTAGTCAGAAAGTATGTGCTTCCTTCTGGCGACAGAGTAGCTGACGGTGGGCATACACATCTAGCTGTTATTCTTGATGACGAAAATCTAGGAGATGTGCCAGACACGCTTAAACGTGTGCCTATCATTGTAAATCCACGGGACTCTGTGCCACGAGAATACATTACTAATAATATCCAGACTAACATGAAGCTTATTGGAGACAACCAATGGGTCAGTAAGCACCCTGCCCATAAAGAAATGGGAGTGATTGTCTCGGCTGGTCCCTACATAGACTATGTTGCTCTTAAAAAGTTCTTGAAAAAGAATCCAGAGGCCAAGGTTCTAACAGTTAAACATGCCTACCCGCATCTGCTGGCTAATGGCATTAAGCCGTGGGGCTGTGTAGTGCTGGACCCTAGACCTATTACAGGTAAGAGTACACACAACATTATTCGACAGACCTTGTTTGAAAATCTTGATACTAGCACAAAGTTTTTTGTAGCTTCTATGACTGATCCATCTGTAACTGAGTTTCTTTTAGAAAAGAAAGCTTCTATATATGGATGGCACGCCTATACTGACTCACTCAGACAGCAGCATGAGCAGGGTAAAGAGATTATCAACCAGCAAGTTAAGGTAGAGGATAACCTTGGTATACCACAAGGCGCTACACTAATTACTGGTGGTACTTGTGCAGCGATGCGTGCCATTGGAGTGTTTCACACAATGGGCTTTAGGAATATACACCTTTGGGGCTTTGACTGTTGCAGAGATAAGCCAACAGCCGAAGAGCAAACCGAGACAACAGGTGATGTAGAAGGCGGCGAAGTACCCAAGCCTAAGTACATTGAAGTTAATGTCGAAGAAAAAACATACTGGACTACAGGCGAACTACTAGCTATGGCACAAGACTGTGAGAAAGTTTTCTCAGATCAAGGTATGGATGGTGTGCTAGAGTTTCATGGAGAGAACACAATGGTAGGCGATCTCTGGAAGATAAATCAGAAACGGGATGACCGTCCTAAATTTAAGGATTACTATAATGACTGATCTAATGACTGATGATGATTGGGTAGACACAAAGATTTCTCAGTGGGGCCATGTTCCCGACCGAGAGATAGAGTATACTACTGAGTATAATAGACATAACGCATCAGAAAGATATCAAGAACTCTTGTCTGAGTATAAAACTATGCACGAGTCTGCTGAAGGAATGTTTAATGGTAAAAGCCTTCTCAAGTATGTAGATATTATTGGAAGTTACCTAGAAAAAAATGACTGCATTAATCTGC